GTTTAACTAAAGCACAAATTGTATGTAACCTTAAAGGTTTATGCGAAAACGTTCTTGATAAGATAGTTGTAATGTACCCTGGCATGAGGATTACTTCTGGATTCAGACGTCCTGGAGATGTTAGTGCATCAAGTAAGACATCACAACACTATAGTGGTGAAGCAGCAGATATTGTTATTAATGGTTTAGGTCGTCAAGGTCATTATGATGCTATTCAAGCTATTCAGAAAGCAGTTCCATACGATAAACTTATTTTAGAGTATTATGGTTCATCCACAGTTTGGATCCATGTATCATTTAAGTACTCTGGTAACCGTAAAGAAAATTATACATTTAACAATCATTCTAAGTATGGTGCTAATAACACCTTTACTTTAATTGCATAATGCCAACCTTTAGCCCAGCAAATTTAGAACTTAACGAATACGTTGGAACTACTGGTGTAACTATAACCATGAATCCAGATCCTGCAGTCTTTCCAATGTTGGCTCAGCAAATAACTATTACCGGTGTTTCATGTAATAACCCTCCGGATGATTTACAATTATCATGGGTTAATAATACATTTACATTTTCAAGTAAATTTGAGGATATGTTTAACAAAACATACAAGTATGTGATTTATGATGAACTTACAAATAAGAAGACTTATTATTCAGTAAGCAAGATATCTCAGATATCACCTAAACTAACTGGGGTTTATCAATACATACCACCTGCAAATGATTTGATGGAGATTACTTTTACCATATCAACTACATTGGCTGACACCGTAGAAGCTGGTGGATTTACAACTGGTAAAACATACACAATAGTTACACCAAACGATACTGATTTTACAACCATTGGCGCAGAAAATAATAATGCTGGTACGACATTTGTTGCTACTGGAAGCGGATCAGCCGCAACTCCAACACTTTATCCAGGTGATGCAATTCAAATCTACAGTGCACCTAAATTAGTTGCTGGAAATACCTACAAAATAGTTACAGTAGGATCTACAGATTGGGTGGCTTTAGGCGCTTTAGCATCAACTGTAGGAACTGTATTTACGGCACTTGGATCTGGTACTGGTACCGGACAGGCTAGCCAGCTTACAAGTGGAGGTTATTTTATAATTGGTAGGGATTATGTTATAGTCGACGCTGGTACTACAGTATTTACTGATGTAGGAGCAGCAAATAATAACGTTGGTACTATATTTACCGCAACTGCTTCTGGGCTTGGTACTGGAAAAGTTTCAGCGGTTATTACTGCCGGAGATTTTGTAACAAATTCATCATATCAGATTCTAACTGTAGAAGATACAGTTTGGACCGACTGGGGTTCTGCTAATAATACTGTTGGTACTATATTCACAGCAACTGGTAATGGTCTAACTGAAAATACTCCAGGTACGGCAAGCACATCGTCTGCTGGTGGAGCCGCTGGTTCATGGGTATTAGATCTACGTTATAATTCATCGACAGCAAACTTAGCACTGCAACAGTTAACTAAACAAGGTTCTACATACAAATCTGCTGCTAAGCAGTATCCGGAGGTTGCATAATGCCGGCTGCAGTTCGTTTAGGAGATTTATCCGCAGGTCATTGCTTTGGTGCCAGACCAAACGATCAAGCTTCTCCAAATGTATTCATTAATGGTAAGGGTGCTCATCGAGTAGGAGATCACTGGCCAACTCATTGTTGCGGTCCAGTATGCCATGATGGTGTACAGGGTACTGGTAGTCCTAATGTATTTGTTAACGGTAAGGCTGTGGCCAGGGTTGGAGATGCAATTGCTTGCGGTGATACAAATGCCCAAGGTTCTCCTAATGTTTTCGTTAATTAGGTATAAATAATACATATGGCACGTAACACAAGAATCTATTCGGACTTTGACCTTAACTTTTTAGCTAACCCAGCTACTAAAGACGTTGGTATGAAATATGACGCTAACGCTATTAAGGCAGCAGTTAGGAATCTTGTTATGACCCAGAATTATGAAAGACCGTTCCATTCAGAGATCGGCACCCAAGTTTACAGTTTATTATTCAACCCACCAGGCCCTATGCTTGATACTCTTTTGGGCAGAGCCATTAAAGATGTTATTAATACGTATGAGCCTAGAGCTGTATTGTTAGAAGTACTAGTAAATTCTCAAGTTGACAGTAATGCTATTGATGTGGCTATAACATTTAGAATAGTCAATACATCATTACCAATAACTTTAGAGCTAATTTTAAAGAGAACCCGATAAATGGATAACAAAAGAATTCAAACTACAGAACTTGACTTTGATAAGATCAAGACTAATTTAAAAGAATATTTAAAGGGCCAAGACCAGTTTCAAGACTATGACTTTGAGGGTTCTAGCTTATCTATTCTATTAGACATCCTTGCTTACAATACACATTACAATTCATTATATACAAACCTTGCTATAAATGAGGCATTCCTTGATTCAGCCGCTAAAAGAAGTAGCGTAGTATCTATTGCTAAGGAATTAGGTTATGTACCAGGTTCAGCTACATGTGCACAAGCTATTATTAATCTTGTTGTTAATGGCGAGCCTAATACACTATTAGAACTACCTAAATATACAACATTTACTGCAACATCAAATGGCGAAACATATAATTTCTATACCACTGAAATTTTGTATGCTAATAAAAATACAACAACCAATACACATACATTTACTAATGTCACTATCAAAGAGGGTAATCCTCTTACAATGGCTTACACCGCATCTGGTACGACTAGGTACTTAATTCCAAATAAGAATGTAGACCTAGAAACATTAAAAGTAAATGTCCAAGAAAATGCTACCTCATCAGTTTATACAACATTTACAAGAGCTGAAAACTTATTAGACGTTACTGACATTACAACAGTTTACTTTATTAAAGAGATTGATGGTAAACTTTACGAATTAGAATTTGGTAATGATATTGTTGGTAAAGCATTACAAAATGGTAATATAGTTAACTTAGAATATATGACATGTAACCTTGATGCTCCAAATGGTATTAAATCATTTAGTTATCAAGGCCAATCTATTGGTACATCAGTTCAAGTAGTTACTGTAAATGGTGCTACTAATGGTTCTGACGTAGAAGATATCGATATTATCAAGTGGAATGCTCCAAGAGCTTACACAACTCAAAATCGTGCTGTTACATTAGATGACTTTAAGTCAATTATCTTTAATTACTATCCAAATGCCCAGTCAGTTAACGTATGGGGTGGAGAATCTACGGTTCCTCCTACATATGGTGATGTTTATATATCAATTAAACCTAAAGACAAAGAAACACTAACAACTACTGAAAAGAATTATATTCTTGAAACAGTTTTAGGTCCAAGAAAAGCAGTTACTATTCACACAAAACTAGTTGATGCTGAATATATCAACATTGCTTTGGATGTTACTGTTTATTACAATCCAAAATTAACTTCTAGATCTAACTTAGATATTGTTTCTTTAGTTAAAAATACTGCTATTGATTATAATAATATTCATCTATTAAGATTTGATGGAATTTTTAAATACTCAAACATATTACGAGATATTGAAGACACAGAACCAAGTATAGTATCTTCAATTGTTACCGTTAAATTACAAAGAGATATTGAACCAATATTTGGTGAAACACCTAATTATATTGTTAACTTGGCTAACCCAATCTATAACTCAGGTGTGCCAGAAGAATCTATTGTTTCTAATGGTTTAACTGTATTTAATCAAGAGCAAACATGTTATATTGATGACATTCCTACTCAAGGTTCTAATATTGGTCAATTACGTCTATTCTACTTAGCAAATAATACAAAGGTTTTTGTTAAGTATGTTGGTACTGTAAACTATGAAACTGGTGCTATTTCTATATCAGGTTTAACATTAACAGCAACCGACGGACCTATGTTTACATTAACAATTAAACCTCAGTCAAACGACGTGGTTTCAGCAAGAAATCAAATTGTTAACATTAGTTCTAGTTTATTGAACGCATATGCGGTGATCGATACTACAGCTGATAAGTACAAATTCACTTCAAGTAGAAACTAATGCAAGTAATAGACATTCTTCCTAAACAGTTTCCCGAGTTTGTAAGGGAGGACCATCCTAAGTTTGTAGAGTTTGTTAAGGCTTACTACGACTGGGTGGAGAGTCAAAATATTGGTAAGATTGAATCAATAGTAGATATCGATAACACTGTTGATAGTTATGTTAAGTACTTTAAATCACAATTAGATGTTCTTGGTGAAGATTACAAGTTCATTAGTCCAAAACTATTTTTAAGAAACTCAAAGAACCTATTCACCGCTAAAGGATCAGAACAGTCAATTAGGTTCTTATTCAAACTCTTATATGGTGAAACCTCAGATGTTATTATACCATGGGATTATGTACTTATTCCGTCAGGTGGTAAATGGTATCAAGATCAATCAATGTTTGTTACCACCAGCAAAGGTTCAGCGGCAAATCTAATTGGTAAATATATTGATATTACAGGAACTGATGGTAAAATTCATCGCGCTTTTGTTACAGCTATTATTAAGTTTGAAAATGACTATAATGATAATATATACGAGATATTTGTAGACAGATTCTATAATACGCATATAACATTTGATTGTAAATTTAAAAGTGCAGATAATACAATTCAAGGTATATTATTAAGAACTACAACAAAAGTACAAGTAGATATTGCAGGTGCTGGATTTGAAGTTGGTCAGTTATATACAGTTGATGGTTACAGCGGTAAAGGTTCTATTATTAAGATTAAGTCTGTGGATGAGAATGGTGGCGTTAAAGCCGCTGAGTTTATCGCGTTTGGTACAAACTATACAACTAACTTTACTACACAGATATATTCATTTACGTCATTAGAACTTGATCGATTTACTAAGATTAATTTAACACTTGATGCATTAAACCCAGAAAATGACTTAGCTGCAGAATACCCAACAAGAGACAAATTAAATAACTCTCTTGAAACTGGTATAATAACACGTCACAACTATACTGGTACTGCTGGTACGTTTGCATTTGAACCAGTAGTTGATATTAGTCCAGGTTTACAATATGTTATTGATACAGTTGGTAATACAAACTTTACCCTTCTTGGAGCATCCTCAAACACCGTAGGTGTGGCGTTTATAGCCAACTCAGCCACTCCAGTTGGCACTGGTACAGTTATAGCCGCAGACGATTACTTTAGAGACAATACATACGTTGGTGAAGTTGCTGGTGATATTCAACAACAGCAAAACGCTAGATTTGCATTAGTAGGAACTGGTGCAACCTTAAGAATTATTACTGGTGGTATAGCTAATTATCCAGGATACTACTTGACTGGTGAAAGTATTTTGGATGACTTAAGTTATATTCAAGACTCATACAAATATCAGAAGTTCTCATACATTACATCCATTGGTCAAACTTTAGATACTTACAAGGCTATCTTAAAACGCACGTTGCATCCTTTAGGTACAGAACTATTTGGTAATTACTCAGTTGCCAACGATTTCAGCCTAAATATGTCTGTAGATCCACAACTTAACTTAATTGTTGCTGAAGAACCATATAGAGATTATCCAGTAGCAGTTGACTTAGTACCAACATTCTTATTTACTAAAAACTCATTTGATTCTACTGTAGGAATCACAGAAAATATAGTTTCATTTAATGTAACTAAAGGTTTATTCGACAACGCAACTATTACTGAAGACGGAATATCTTGGACTATGAATAGTCTTAAAACCGATACAGTAATTACCGTTACAGCAGAACCAACATTTGAATTTAATAAGTTCTTGGCCGATATGTCAGAAGCTAATGATGCCATAGCGTTTAGTATGGATAAAGCGTTAAGTCCAGAATCTGCTTCTACTTCTGATAGACCAAGAATTACTGTTAATAAATCACTAACTGATTCAACTACCGCTAGCGATACATTAACATCATTTACAATTAATTTAGGCAAGTTCGATTTAGTCACTACAGTTACAATGGATCCAACATTTAGTGTCGACAAGGCGCTATATGATATGGCAACCATCCAATCTGGTATACCAGCCTTTGAGGTTGATAAACTAGTATCAGATTCTGTAATACTAAGTGATAACATCGCGTTTGTTCAGAGTTTAGTAAGATCATTTGGAACTGAAACAGTCACTGTAACAGATTCTATTGATCTAACTAGAACCTTTGCTAGATACTATACAGATAGTGTCTCAGTAATGGACGCTATATCATTCACACCAGCTCGTGTATTATACGATAATACTATAGTAACTGATGCAAATGTTACATTAACAGTAGATAAATATAGTACGGATGCTGTGGCATTAAGCAATGCTGGCGGATTGTTTATGGAACCATGGTATGTTGAGGTAACACCACCATACTGGCAAGCCGGATATTTAGAAAACGAAAGACTTATTTCAAACTAGGAGAAAACAATGACAACATTCACAGAAAAACCAAAAGCTACCGGTAAAGTAGTTTTTAAACTTTTTGATAAAGACGGTAATCTTAAAGACGAACGTCATATTAAAAATTTAGTAGTAACAACAGGCTTAAACCACATTGCTGGTCGTATGGCTACAACTGGTATTCCTAATCAAATGTCTCATATGGGATTAGGTGAAGGCGTTACAGCACCAGCATTAGCAGATACAGGTTTAGGTTCACAATTAGGTCGTGTATCTTTAACAACGGCAGGTGGTTCACCATCTGGCGATACAGTTACTTACGCAGCTACATTCCCAGCTGGTACAGCTACTGGTGCTGTTACAGAAGCAGGTATCTTTAATAATTCAACTGGTGGTACTATGCTTTGCCGTACTACATTTGCTGAAATTAACAAAGGTGCAGATGATGCATTAGCAGTATCTTGGGAAGTTACAATTAGCTAATAATGTCGATTCTTAATACACTATCGATACCAAAGCCAGGTTTAAAGACTGCGGTAATTGAAGGTCTCTATAATGAGATTTTAACGAATTCCAATAATTACTATTACTTTCTTGGTAAAACATTACCATATAATGAGGGTGATTCGTTAGTAGCTCCTGAGGCTACAATTAAATATGCCGCAGGCGTGCGTGATGAGATGATTTTCCTAAAGAAGATCACCACCGCCGACGTGTCTTATATTATTCCTAGATATAATTGGGAATCTGGTGAAGTATTTGATATGTATGATGACTATATTGGTCA